CGGCGGCGGGGCCTGCGGCGCCGCAGGCTGGGCGTGGGGCGGCGCTGACCCTGCCCGACGAGGTCGAGGCGGTGTTTGCGGCCAGGACGCCGGCCTGGCGGGCGAGCTGGCTGCGGGACGCCCAGTGGGACGGGGCGGCGCGGACGCTGAGCCTGCGGACCGGGTTTGCCGTGACCACGGTGGAGCGGGAGCTGGGGCCGGCCTTGCGGGCCGCCGGCGTGACGCTGGCCAGGTCGCCATGAGCCCAGGCCTCAGACCGCCCGCGACGACGCTTCCCGACCAGACCCCAGCAGGACCTCCGAACATGACCGCCCTCGACGACTTCGCCCCGAACACGGTCTGGATCTGCGTTCAGGCCAAGCCCGGCCAGCCGGTGCGGGCCAAGAGCGAGCTGGTTCGGCAGGGCTACCCGGTCTACCTGCCCATGCAGCTCTTCGAGCGGAACGGGGTGGTCAGCGCCAAGCCGTTCCTGATGAACTACCTGTTCGTCCGGGTGCCGCAGCGGGTCGATGACTGGCGTGAGATCTTCTCCACCTATGGGGTGGCCGGCGTGCTGGGCTGCAGCCTGAGCGGGGGCTACGTGTCGCCGGTCAAGGATGTGTTCGTGAAGCGGATCATGGCCCGTGAAGATGGCGGCTATATCCGCCTGGGCCTGGCGGAGGACACCGTCACGCGGTCGTTCGAGCCGGGGCAGCGGGTGGTCCTGGATGACCTGGTCGACGCCCTGGTGACGGAGCGTGTTGACGCGCGCCGCGTGATGATCCTAGTTTCAGGGCTTCTAGGGCGTGATTCGGTCCATACGGTCGATATCAGGCGGTTGGGCGATGCCCCTGCGAAGCCGCAGACAAACTGATGCGCACCGGACCTCTCTTGAGCCCCGGTGCGGTAGCCGTTCACCACCCCTCCACACTCTCAACGCGAACGCCGTTCGCATGTCTGGGCGGGCGCGCCCGTGGGTAAGCTGACCTCGGCCCCCTCTCGCCTGCAGCAAGCCCCTGCCAGGCTGGGTGCTGCGCCGAATGGCGAGGCGAGGGCGGCGCCCCAGCGGGATGAGCCCTGGCGCAAGTGGTACAAGACCGCCCGCTGGCGCGCCCTGCGCCTGGAGGTGCTGGTTCGGGACAATTACACCTGCCAGCGCACCGGGGTGATCTGCGGCGGGAAGTACCCGGCGCCCGACAGCCCGACGGTCAACCACAAGCGCCCGCATCGCGGCGACGAGCGGCTGTTCTGGGATTCCGACAACCTGGAGACGGTGACCAAGGCGGTCCACGACGGCGAGATCCAGCGCGAAGAGCAGGCCAGCCTGCACCATCGCGGCGTCTGGACCTGACCCGGCCCGGCCGACCCCCGGGGGGGCAAAAGTCTGGGGACCCCCTCCTTCGGAGACCGCGCCCCCTTTCACTCAGGGATTTTATTTCTGATGGCTGAGGAATCCGAGGGACCGAAGGACCTGTTCGGCGATCCGTGGGTCGCGCCGCGGGACCCGCGAGGGCGCAAGAGGCACAAGAGAATCCCACAAATAGCGGAAAAGGTTGCAGTTCTTCGGGCCGGCGGCGCGACTGAGGAGCAGATTGCAACCCGCGTGGGGCTAAGCGCACCCACCTTGCGGAAGTATTATTTTCGAGAGCTCAATGACGGCCCAGCTCTGGCCAGGGCGCTGCTGCTGGAGAAGCAGTTCGCGGAGGCGATGGCGGGCAAGACAAGCGCCGCCCGATATGTCCGCGAAGAGTTCGCCAAGGGTGAGGAGCGGGAGGCAGACCGATCGGTTCGCAACCGCACGCCGCAGGAGCCGCGGGAGGCGCCGCTCGGCAAGAAGGAGGAGCGCCAGGCAGCGGCGATGCTGGTTGAAGGGCGGTACGCCACCCCGCCGGCGCCCAAGCTGAACTGATGACGCCCACCTGGACGACAGCGTGTCCCGACTGGCGGGACCGGATCGTCACCCGCCGCTCGCTGATCCCGTCGCCGCTGTTCGCCGACGAGGCGGCCGAGGCGTTGGCGGTCTTCAAGTCCCTGCGGATCGTCGACGCGCCCGGCAAGCCGACCTTCGGCGAGGCCTGCGAGCCCTGGGTGTTCGACTTCGTGGCCGCGATCTTCGGGGCCTATGACGCGGCGACCGGCCGTCGCCTGATCCGCGAGTTCTTTCTACTGATCAGCAAGAAGAACTCCAAGTCCACCCTGGCGGCCGGCATCATGGTCACGGCCCTGGTCCGGAACTGGCGCCACTCCGCCGAGCTGCTGCTGCTCGCGCCCACCCTGGAGGTGGCGAACAACGCCTTCCAGCCGGCCCGTGACATGGTCCGCGAGGATCCCGAGCTGATTGTGCTGATGCACATCCAGGAACACACCCGCACGATCACCCATCGGCGCACCTCGGCGGTCCTGAAGGTGGTCGCCGCCGACGCCGAGACGATCTCAGGCAAGAAGGCCGGCTTCGTCTTCGTCGACGAACTCTGGGTGTTCGGCAAGCGGCCCAAGGCCGACGCCATGCTGCGAGAGGCGACGGGCGGCCTGGTCTCGCGGCCCGAGGGCTTCATCATCTGGGCCAGCACCCAGTCCGACGAGGAGCCGGCCGGCGTCTTCAAGGCGAAGCTGACCTACTTCCGCCAGGTGCGCGACGGCCAGATCGACGATCCGCAGAGCCTGCCGGTCATCTACGAGTTTCCCGAGGCCATGATCGAGGCTGAGGCCTATCTGCTGTCGGCGAACTTCTACATCACCAATCCCAACCTCGGTCGGTCGGTGGACCTGGCCTGGCTGGAGAGCGAGCTTCGCAAGGTTGTCCACGCCACGGGCGGGGAAAAGCAGACCTTCCTGGCCAAACACCTGAACGTCGAGATCGGCCTGAAGCTGGCCAATGACCGATGGGCCGGCGCCGACTATTGGGAAGGCGCCGCCGACGCGAGCCTGACGCTGGACGAGATTCTGCGCCGCTCCGAGGTGGTGGTGGCCGGCATCGACGGCGGCGGCCTGGATGACCTGTTCGGCCTGGGCGTTATCGGCCGGTGCCGCGACACTCGCGACTGGCTGGCCTGGGGCCGGGCCTGGGCGCACGACGACGTTCTTGTCCGTCGGAAGGACATCGCCAGCAAGCTGCAGGACCTGGCTGAGGCCGGCGATCTGGTGATCTCCGAAGACCCCCTCGCGCCGATCCGCGAGGCTTCCGAGATCCTTGAACGCATCTATGGGCTCGGGCTCTTCCCGGAAAAGTACGGGATCGGCCTCGACCCCTTCGCGATCAGCGCCCTGGTCGATGAGCTGGCTGAGCGCAGGATCGCGGGCGAGATCCTATCGGCTGTCCGCCAGGGCGCGGCGCTCGCCCCGGCCAGCTGGGGCATGGAGATCAAGCTCAAAAACCGCACCTTCCGCCATGGCGGCTCGCCCCTGATGACCTGGTGTGTCGGCAACGCGAAGGCCGAGGTGCGGGGCGGGGCGGTCCTGATCACGAAGCAATCGGCCGGCCGGGCCAAGATCGACCCGCTGGTCGCCCTGTTCAACGCCGCCATGCTGATGAGCCGGAATCCCGAAAGCACTGGGAACTCCGTCTACGCCGAGCGCGGGCTCCTGGTGCTCTGAAGGAGATCTGATGGCGCTTTGGAAATGGCCGTGGGCGAGTGAGCCCGCCGCAGCGCAGCCGCGGGCGTCCTATCAGGACCAGGGCGGCGGCGTTCTGATCGCGACCTCGGACCAGCTGGCCGACGCCCTGCGGACGGGCGGCCTCTCGGTCTCGGGCGCCAGCGTCACGCCAAATTCGGCGATGCGCGTCGCGACGGTCTATGCCTGCGTCCGGATCATCTCGGGCGCGGTGGCGACCCTGCCCCTGGACATCAAGCGCCGGGTGGACGCGCGGACCCGCGAGGACGCCTCTGACCATTCCCTCTGGCGCCTGATCCGCCGCAAGCCGAACCGTTGGCAGACGCCGTCGCAGTTCCGCCGAATGATGCAGGCCCACCTCCTGCTGCGCGGCAATGCCTTCGCCATGAAGGTGGTCTCGCGCGAGGAGGTCCGTGAGCTGATCCCGCTGCACCCCGATCGCGTGGAGCGTGAGCAGCTGGCCGACCTGTCGATCCGCTATACCTACACCCGCAAGGATGGGCGGCGAGTTCCGCTGCAGCAGGCCGACGTGTTCGACCTGGTCGGCCTGACCCTGGACGGCGTCAACGGCGTTTCGGCCCTGACCTATGCGCGGGAGACCATCGGTCTATCGCTGGCGATGGAAGACCATGGCGCGACGACTTTCCGCAACGGTGCGCGGGTCAGCGGCGTCCTCTCCCATCCGGGAAGGCTGGGCAAGGAAGGTGTCGAGACCCTTCGCAGCAGTCTGGACGACTTCCGGGCCGGTGGCGAGAAGGAGGGCAAGCACCTCATCCTCGAAGAGGCCATGACCTATGCGCGCATCGCCATGACGGCGGAGGACGCTCAGTGGATCGAGTCGCGCAAGTTCTCCCGCACCGACATCGCCATGTTCTTTGGCGTCCCGCCGCACATGATCGGCGACACAGAGAAGTCGACCAGCTGGGGCACGGGGATCGAGCAGCAGTCGATCGGCTTCGTCGCCTATACGCTCGAAGATCACCTGACCATGTGGGAGGAGGCGATCAACAGGGACCTGGTCCCCGACGCCGAGCCCACCATGTACGCGCGCTTCAACCGCGCCGCCCTGGTCAAGGGCGATATCAAGGCCCGCTGGGATGCCTACATGAAGGGCCGCCAGATGAAGGTCTATTCGGCGAACGACGTTCGCGCCCTCGAAGACCTGAACCCGATCGACGGCGGCGACGTCTACGAAAACCCCATGATCCAAGTCGATCAGCCCAGCGAAGGAGAGCGGGATGACCCCGACCAGCCGCCCCGCGATAGTTAAGCCCGTCCCGCGCCCCGCTGGCGCGTTGGCGGGCGGCGTCGTCAGCCGGCCCCAGGCCACGTCCCCGGTGTCGAAATGAGCCTCCGCAATCTGCCTGAAGCCAAGGCGTTTCAGAAGCCGGCCAACTTTCAGTGGGACGCGCCGTCCGACGTCTTGGCGAAGTGGGCCGAGAGCCCGCAGGCGGCCGAGGCCGACGACGCCAACACCGTCTCGATCTACGACGTGATCGGCGAAGACTGGTGGACCGGCGGCGGGTTCACGGCCAAGCGCCTGGGCGCCGCGCTGCGGTCGATCGGCAAGAACGACGTCACGGTGAAGATCAATTCCCCGGGCGGGGACATGTTCGAAGGCATCGCCTGCTACAACCTGCTGCGGGACCATCCCGCCAAGGTGACGATCGAGGTCATGGGCTGGGCGGCGTCCGCGGCCTCCATCATCGCCATGGCCGGCGACGAGATCCGGATGGGTCTCGGCACATTCATGATGGTCCATAACGCCTGGGGCGTCGTCGTCGGCAACCGGCACGACATGCGCGACGGGGCCGCCCTGTTCGACGGCTTCGACAGCGCCATCGCCGACATCTACGAGGCCCGCACCGGCATGGCGCGCCAGGCCATCGTCAAGCTGATGGACGCCGAAACCTTCATGGGCCCGTCTGAGGCGGTTGAAAACGGCTTTGCGGACGTCATCGACAATGACCGCAGCGAAGCCGCCGCCAGCGCGAGTTCGCCCATAGACCGGGCCGTCATGGCCCGCCGCAAAACGGAAGCCGCCCTGGCCCGCGCCGGCGTCTCCCGCCACGACCGTTCGGAGATCCTCTCCGAACTGACAGCGACCCCGCGTGATGCAAGTCGCGATCCGCCGGCCGAGCGCGATGCAGGCCAACTCGCCGCCGCCCTTAAGCGGCTCAACGACTGCATGACCCCGGCCTAGGAGGGCCGCCCCCATGAACACCCAAGCTCGCCGCTTCCGCGGCGTCGCCGCCGCGCGCGCCGATGCAAGCGTCCTCGATGTGGTCAACAAGCTGACCAAGACCTTTGAGGACTTCAAGGCCGCCCATGACAAGGAGTTGTCCGACCTGAAGAAGGGTCAGGGCGACGTCGTCCAGACCGAACAGGTGGACCGCATCAATGCGGAGATCACCAAGCTGCAAAAGGCCGTGGACGATGCCAACGCCAAGGCCGCCGCCGCCATCGTCGGCGGCGCCGGCAAGGACTCCGACCCGGACAAGGCCGCCCATGCGACCGCGTTCGATCGCTTCTTCCGCAAGGGCGTGGACAACGACCTGCATGGCCTTGAGGTGAAGGCCAAGCTGCGCACCGACTCCGATCCCGACGGCGGCTATCTGGTGCCGGAAGAGACCGAGGCCGGGATCGACCGCGTTCTTGGCACGGTCTCGACGCTGCGGTCCCTGGCCCGCGTCATCTCCATCTCGACGGATACCTACAAGAAGCTGATCAATATGGGCGGCGCCGGCTCCGGCTGGGTCGGCGAGCGCGAGAGCCGGCCCGAGACCGGAACCCCCGTTCTGCGCGAGATCGCGGTGAACGCCCATGAGCTCTATG